CGAGAATTTAACAGAGAAAGAACGCAAGGGATTGAGTGCCGGAGTCCAGGAGATGATCGCAATGAATGACGATGATTTTATAGCATCATTAACCGAAGAAGAGGAAAGATTAATTCAAAAGGTTTATAACGAATGGAACATCGAGATGACAATCGGGATGATGAAGTGGAGACGTTATAAAATATGGGATAAAGGCGAGATGTTTTTTCAAGAGTATCCGGAAGATGACGTGTCGTGCTTCTTGCAGACCGGGCGGTCAGTCTTTAGCCAAGTTATTTTAGATAAGACAAGAAGAATACCATTGGATGATTTTGATAATTGGGCAGTAAGGCAGAAGTGGGATGACGATAAGAAAGCGAAGTTTAAAACAACGATGTTATACGGCGGAGTCGATGGTGCCGAGGGAACGCCGAACGGCGATGCGCATTGCTTCTCGGTTATAGAGGCAACGCCAGGAGAGAAAGCGGTTGTGATATTTGAAATCACATCTAATGAACCGATAGATATTTTCTGGTCTAAGGTGCAAAAGATAACAGACAATTTTAATATCTTTTTAGCGGTTGAAAAGAATGGACTCGGAGTCGCGCACGTTCAGAAAGCAAAACAGTTGGGCGTGAGATTTACGCAATGGAACACCGGGGCAAATCGTCCGGTAATGATTTCCGATTTAGAAGAGGCATATCGTAAAGGAGATTTGATTGAAACATACGAAGAGGCAGAGAATGAATTGCGCGATATGGAATATAATAGCGAGAATAAAGCAGAGGCGAAGAAAGGGAAACACGATGATCGGGTATTATCAAGAACGATGGCGCTTCAAATGAGAAACAAACCAAGACCAGGGGTCACATTCTTGTAGACAATATTAAAAATGTGCTATACTAAAATCATAACGATATGTCAATTCTAAACAAACTATTCAACTTTAATAAAAAAAAGGATTTCGGGGCAACGGTTACTAACGGCGGCTTAGAGTTATTGTCAAAATTAACGGCAGGGTCAATGTCAAAAACGTCGATGCTTGAACAATACGGCAAATCACTTTATGTGTTTGCTTGTATTTCTAAGATAGCGCAAAAGACTGCGAGCATCCCTTGGAATTTTTTTAAGATTTTAAACTCAAACGGAGATACTAAAGAAATATTTAGTCATCCGGCATTGGATTTAATTTATAAACCAAATCCTTTTCAAACTAAAACAGAATTTATCGAGATATTAATCATCAATCTTAAGTGCACTGGTGATGATTTTATTTTTAAGGTTAGGAACACATCCGGGAAAGTAGTAGAGTTATGGAATTTGCGCCCGGACTTTGTGACGATAATTACTGACCCGACAAATTATATCAAGGGTTATAAATTTACAAAGAGTGACGGTAGCACTGAAAACTTAGCGGCTGAAGATGTTATTCATATTAAATACCCTAACCCGATTAATCAATATTTAGGATTAGCGCCACTTCACGCCGCACAAAATAGAGTTCAGACAGAAGCTTATGCGACTGAATGGCAAAGAGATTTCTTTTTAAACAGCGCAAGACCGGATGCCTTAATCAAGAATCCGGAAACGACATTAACTAAGGATCAGAAAGACGACATTAAAGATGGATGGAATAAATTATACAAAGGCAGGGGCAATAGTTCTAAGGTCGCTATTTTAGAGGGCGGATTAGATTATCAATTAATTTCTTTATCGCAAAAGGAAATGGACTTTATTGAATCGATGAAGTTCACAAGAGATGACATCTTAGTTGCGTTCCATACTCCTAAGCCAATCGTTTCAATTACGGATGATGTTAACTTGGCCAATGCTAAAACAGCGATGGAGATTTTCTTATCGGAAACAATCAAACCGGAAATATCGCGTATCGTAGAAAATTTAAACGAGCAATTATGCTATGACGAGTTCGGAGTTGAATTTTATTTTGACTTTGACGATCCAATACCGGCTAATCGCACAGAACAATTGCAAGAATACAGAGAGGGAATCCAATATAATTATTTATTAATCAATGAGGTTCGAGCGCTCGAGGGAAAACCGCCGGTCAAAGGTGGATGGACTTTCTATATGCCATTAATGAATCAAGCAATGGGAGGATTAAATCAGGCAGACCAAAAATCATTAATGAAAAAAGTTAATGATATTAGTAATGACAATGAAAAAATTATTAAAGAATTTAAAGTAATCAAGAGATATAATTTCAAAGGCAGATATGCATTAAAACAAAAGTTTGAAATATACGAAACGATTGAGAAGTCAATCAAGGAAAGTAACGGCAAGAAAAGTAAGAAAGCAAAAAAGAGTTGGTCTTCATTAATAACTGATTCGGAATTAAAGAAAGATTATGTTGAGATGGTCAATAAAAAGATTGATTTAAACACAGACAAATTAAAGAATGGAACGACAGACTTTTTTATGACTCAAAAACAAAGAGTTTTAAAAAGTTTAGATAAGAAAAAACCGAAAGGACTAAAGAGTAAGGTTAAAGAATTTAAAGCATCTGATGTTTTTAACATGGAAAAAGAGGTCGGATTAAGCATTAATTTTATTGTGCCTTATATCGAACAGTATTTGAAAGATGCCGGACTCGAAGCTTTAAATATGTTAGCGCCACAAGAAGATTTTATAACTACAGCAAAAGTCCAGGCGACCATTAAGAAAAGAGCAAAAGAGTTTGCGGAATCAGTTAACAATACAACTCTTCAAAAATTAGATTCAACTTTAGCCGAGGGAATAAGCGCGAGTGAGGGAATTGCTGATTTAACAAATAGAGTCGGCGCCGTTTATGAAGACTTCCCAATATATCGCAGTGAGGCAATCGCGAGAACAGAAGCAACCAATGCGAACGCCGTGGGAACGTTAGAGGGATACAGACAATCGGATGTCGCAACCGGGAAAGAATGGATAGCGGATGCTTCGGCATGCGATGAATGCTTATCGTTGGACGGAGAGAAGAAAGGATTAGACGAAGATTTTTCTGACGGAGCACCATGTCCTCCTGATCATGTAAACTGCCGATGTGTTATCGGGCCAGCTTTCCTTGAATAATTAATTTGTGCTATACTAAAAATATATATAAATATATGGAACCAAAGAGATCAAAAATAGTTAGACAGAAAATGGTTTTTAAATTAAAATCTGTCGACGACGAGCAATATATAATTCGCGGCGTATTTTCTACGAGTGGCGAAGATAGACAGGGAGAAATAGTTGATCAGAACGGATGGAAGTTGGATGAGTTTATGACCAATCCAATTATCATGTTATTTCATGATCACTATCAATTTCCGGTGGCTCAATGCATTGAATTGGCGGTTGATGGAAATGGAAACCTGGTTGGCGCGATTAAATTCGCAGTGGAAGAATACGAAGTCGCAAAAACAGCATATCTGCTTTATAAAGGACAATTTATGCGAGCATTTAGCGTAGGTTTTCAAAACGAAGTATACGAAATAGATCAGGAAAAGGATACGGTTATTTTAAAAGAGAATACTTTATTTGAAATTAGTTGCGTTAACGTTCCGGCAAACGCAATGGCGCTTGCTTATAGCAAAGGAATCGATTGTTCTTCATTAGAAAGAGCATCGTATGAACATAAACACGGGAAAGAAGAAAAAAATATAAAGAAAACTGATACGGAAAAAGCGAAAGATGCGGTTGATTTACTTTTAAAAATTGATAAAGAAACCAGTCTTCCGGCAATCAAGGCCTTAACAGAGGCACTGAACGCGGAAGATGCCGATAACAAAGTGGTTAAGGTCGAACACCCCGGTGAAAAATCGGGCGGCAAAAAAGAAATTTCTGTTAAGTTACTCAATCGGGCCATTCGTGAACTGATTGGGATTAAAAAAGACATTAATAATTAAATACTCATATGTTAAAATTAAAAGAAGTCCTGGCCAAAAAGGTTGAGGATTTAACCGATGAAGAAAAGGCTTTCTTGAATGAAAAGGTTGACGAATTAAATGAAAATGAAAAAGCCACGTTCGCTTCTGTTTTAAAAAACGAAGAGGACGATGAAGAAAAAGGTTTGGATGTTGACGCCGTAAAGAATATGGTATCCAAGCACATGCAAGACAACTTAGCCAAGATGACTAATGAAATTTCCGATAATCTTTTGTCTAAATTTCAAAAAGGCGTTAATGCTAATCGTAGTAAGGTTTTGGATGCCGGCGAAAAGAAAGAT